TTACAAAATATCTTTGTATTTGTTTTCATATTTTTCTTTGTTCTTTTTTCTATTTGCTTCAGTAGCTGATGCATATTCATATGACTGTGTTATCTCTTTATGTCCTAGCTGTGTTTTGATATATATTGGATCAGCTTCAGCTAGGATTAATAAGTCAGAACGGGCATGTCTAAAACTATGAGATGAAATTCTTTCAATATTTGCTAGTTCACATGTTTCTTTTATATATTTATTCACAGATGAATTTGAGATGGGCCATGAATTTTTTTTACTAACAAAAACAAAATTTTGGGGATTACGTAAATCTCCTCTCAATATTTTTTTCTTTTGTTCCATTTCATATTTTTTTAAATAATAGAAAAGAGAAGAAGGGACATCAATATTTCGAACACCTGCTTCTGATTTTGTAGGGCCAATTCTATACTGGCCAGCATCATACTTATATGCATTTTTTATCTTAATAACTTCGTTACTTTCATCAATGCTATCCCAAGTTAACGCAGCAACCTCTTGATAACGAGCTCCAGTATATAGTTGTACTAAAATGAAGTATTTACTTGTGGTGTTTTCACGAGATAATAAAGCTTCTTTAAATTTAGTTAAATCATCAATAGATATGGTTTTATTTGATTTCTTTTCTGGTACTTGGCCAGTTAACTTTATATTTCTTGTTGGATTTGAATGAATATATTGCATGTCCAACGCTTCTAAAAACATAGATTTTACAATGTTATGTCTGTTGCTCACCGTCTCAACTGCTAGTCCTTTTTTGTTGATATTTCCAGGTTTTGCAAGCCAGTTAATCCATTGCTGATATTTGACTTTAGTGACGCCTTTTAGTAATTGTTTGTCCCCAAAGAAATCATTTAAATTCTTTCTTGTTAAAGCTATTTTTTGCATACGTCCGGCAGATACTTTATTCTTTTTAAATGTATCAACCCAAATATCATAAAAATCTAAAAGTTTAATTGCTTCAGTGTTTTCACCACGCATAATTTTTGATTTAAACTCTGTTTCAGCATCTCTACAAGCCTTCTTAGTAGATCTAGTAATCATTTTATTTTTCCATTCATTTGTAATAGGGTCTTTATATTTAAATCTTAACTGCCATTTTCCATTAGCTAATTTCTTTGGTTCTGCCATAAATACCAACCTCTCGGATTTTTTTAATTTAAATACATTTAAGAACGATTTTTTATTGAATATGTTATAAGTAAGTATCAAGTTATCGTATATCATAAATATGAATACGAATATATGTTCGTTTTTTTGTGATAAAAAGAAAAACCCGAAGGTTTCTCTCTTTGTTAATAAAATAATAAGAAGATATTAATAATCAATAATTTCTACAAGTCCGCTATCTGCACTTTGTGGAGTTATGTGTATTTCCACATTAGCTTCTCTTTTTGCTCCATATGCATTTACTATAGTAGCACTTACTTTTTGATACCATTTACCATCTTTTTGCGTCCATGGTTGGATGACGCCGATAATTGAATGCATTTTGCTTCCTTTATAAGGATACATATCATTAAATTGATGCTTAGCTAAAGTATCTAAGACGGTTTGTTGTTCTAAGGTTGGCTCATCTGCTAGCTTAGTAATGTCATTAGTATTTTTATCTTCGCTCGGTAAGGTATTAGTAGCTACATCAGACTTCGCTTCAGTACTTACTTCTTTTTTTTCAGCTACATCAGATTGTTTATTATCTTGGCTACTACTTTTAGAAACATCAGAGTTTACTGTTTTTTGTTTGCTAGTTTCAGTACTTGATACTGGATTTTTCATATATTCTTGAAAATCTTTTTCATTTAAAAATCTAACAACAAAATCTTTGTCGGCAGTTTCGAATGTGAGAGTATCTCCCTTTTTAAGAGATACTTTTTTCTTGTTTCCCACTCCGTATAAGTCATGGTTACTATTTTCTCCGCCTGATTTGACGGTAATAAGAACTATGCTCGATTTATCATCTAGTTGAGTTAATACAGCATAGTAATCTCCAGGATCAATATCTTTTCCAACTGAATATTCCCCTGATGCAACAAAGTCTTTTGAATTCGGTTGTTTAACTGTGCTGCTAGATTGACTGGTTGACTTTTCAGTATCTTTATTATCATTATTTCCCGAACAAGCAGTAAGTAGTGAAATACCACAAACACAAACCAATCCTAAACTAATTATTTTTTTCATTATAATTCCTCCTTAAAAATACTTTTGTAATTTAATTAATTATAAAGCGCAAACACTTTTCAATATCTGGATAAAAATTTTCTTCTAATCCAAAATAACTAGCAATTGTACAAAAATTTATATCTTCATCATTTGTTATATGATGGAGATAATATTTACATAACAAGTAAATTGCTCCAGTATCAGCTTCACATTCCATTTTTGATCTACTGTAGCGGTTAGCATTATAAAATGAATTTATTCCTTTGTGTAATGCCAAATGTGTTAATTCATGGGAGCATACAAAATAAGAATAGTTGCTCCCATTTAAAAATGAAGCAATGAAAATAGCATTTAATTCAGGTACAGCCAAACCATGATAACCATCTGGCAATTTACTTGTATATATAATATCTACATCGATAAATGAAGCAATTACAAATGGATCGTAACTATTTGTATTTTTAAAAATTCTTTCAAGTTCAACAGTAGCTAATTTCAAGGGAATCACTTCCCATCTTTTTTGCGAGATTCTTTTTGTTTTTTTACCCAAAAGTAACTTGCAATTAAATCATTAATTTGTTCTCTGTCTTCATCTGTCATGACTTCAGAACCATAAGTCATTCCTGGATTTGATTTTAATATTTTATCTAATTCCATTACTTCTTCTTTATTTGCCCATTCAGGGGTATAGTTTCTACCAAGTAAGAAATCAGTGGTGACATTAAATAGTGTAGCAAGTTTTTGTAAAGTTTCAAAATCTGGTTGTCTTTTCCCTGATTCATAAGCTGTATATGCTGGTCTAGTAATTCCTAAATAGTCAGCAACTTCTTGTTGGGTTAGTTTTTTTTCATTTCTTAATTCTTTAATTTTAACATGAAACATAGTGCCACCTCCTATAAAAATATAGTAACATGTTGTTACTATGATTGACACAAAAAACAATGGAACTTTTTGTTACTTTTTTATTGACAAGTAACGTTTCGTTACGTATACTGAGGTTGTAACTAAGTGACACATAAAAGGAGGGGGAAATATGCGAGATTGGCTTGTCGACATCAGACTTAAAAATAAACTTACCCAAGAGCAAGTAGCTGAAAGAGCTGATATAGAACGCTCTTATTACAACATGATTGAACGTGGTAAGCGTAGACCAAGCGTAGAAATTGCAAAAAAAATTGCAAATGTTTTATCCATCGATTGGACTATTTTTTTTAAGTAGATATGTAACGAAATGATACGTAATCTTAGGAGGATACAAAATGACAACCAAAGAAAAAATTGAATTTATCAAACAAGTAACACCTCATTCAGATTCAGAAGTAGAGAAAATTATTAAAGGAATGAGCGACACCAGTATTAACCGCTGGTATGAAATAGAGAAATATCGCATTGATCAAGAATTAGAAGAAGCGGTGTTAACTATCTATTGTTAAAAGAATACACCTATAGCAGTCGGATAGAAATAACAAATTATACGAAATGAGGTAAAAATGACGAAATCTATAAAACTAAACAAACAATTAAGAAAAGCAGCTTTTAAAAAAGGATTAAGCCAAAAACAAGTGGCCCAATTAGTATATTTTGCACATACTACAACAAATGGTCACTTTAATGGCTACCCAGTACCGCCAGAAAGTGCTATAGCCTATAACGAATTATTTAACGATAGTGAGCTGGCATTTGCACTAGGCCAAGAGTTATTGGGCCTAATAGGGCTAGCAACTGGAGTGAAAGTAAAAAAAGAGCCATTAGCGCTTTCGGTACTAAAGGAAAAAGAGGAACGAGAAAGAGAAAAAATCGAAGTGGAAAACGAAATCGATTATTTAATGGCGATTCCAGTTGAAGAATTGACCGAAAAACAAAAACAGGCAATATTACAGTATTGTAGCGAATATTCAGATGAATTGTTGTTTGAAGTTTCTCTTATTTGTAAGCAATTAGAACTAATAGGGATGTCCTTTATGGATTTAATGATATTAAGAACACCTTATTGGAAAAATAAAGAATGGATTGAATAAAGGAGGGAAGCAATTTGGAGTCAAATATTAGTATGCAAGATGTGTCTAAGAGACTTTCTAGGAATCTATATATGATGATGGGAACACCTAGAGAGGATACCAAAAAAATTTGGAAGGTATCTGAGCTTTCAAAAGCAAGCGGAGTTACACCGTGTGTTATTAGTCGGATTAAAAATGACACTGAAGGAAAAGAAAAACCGACTATTGAAACAGTTGTTAAGCTCGCTAAAGCATTAAATGTTGATCCTGCAGAATTATTGAAATAAGAGGTGAAAATAAATGGAAAAAGTAAATATCCAAGAAAAGTATCACGAATCATTAAAAGAGCGGAAAATAAAAGATACTTTACAGGAAATTAAAGAGAGATTAAATGGCGTGAAACTAACTTAATGATGAAAGGAAGTCAAAAATGAACAAGAAGAAGCCACGTAGTTTATATGAAGCAAGAATATTAGGCAGCTTGTTAGTATTCTTCATACTAGGACTAGTAATAAAGAACAGCATGCCACTTAACTATTTACTTTTAATACTTGGACCTATTATTGAAATTTGGTTTATGAAATATGATGATGCTAAATATCAAGAAAATTTAAATAAAAATGAAAGGGAAGTGTATTAATTGAATAGAAAAATCAGAAGTCTAATAAAAGAATTAACAGAGGAATGTGACAAAGAAAAAGTTTCTCTTATTTGTACAGCTAATAACCAAGGTGAGACAGTTAGCGCAATTTGTGGAGGATTAGTAGATCTATCATTTTGTTTAGGAGTCCAAGAAAAAAAGCTAAGTGAAAAATTGCCGATACATCCAGAAATTTTGCGCAAATCAGCAGTTGAAGCATTGGAAGAAGTTAAATCTGATAATCATAAACATACTTTTGTAGTCGAAAATGCAGAAGATTTACAAGATATATTAAACAGAATTGCTTCAGGTGAGTTTGATGAATAAAAAAATGCCCAATCGTTTGCAGACGATTTAGGCACTAACAAAAATATACTAGAAAAATTATAACATAAATTTGGAGGGAGTTAAATGCAAAAAAACAATAATAAGCTAACAATGTCAGCCCGATTCTGTGAATGGTATAAAGAGGCGACTGAAAATTGTGCAGAACGGGAATTATACGCAACGTCGTTAATTGCACGTATGGATTGGTTAGTTGATCCAAAAAGTGGAAATAACAGTAGATATGACTTAACAACAGAACTGAATAAAAATCATAGTAGCGCCTGGTACGATGTTGCCACTGAAATTTGTAACAAACGCAAAGAAACAGTTATACGAGCACTCTTAGAAGACAACATTGAAATTGAAAATGTTTTTAATTAAGGGAGGGATCACAATGAACTTTCAAGAAGCAAATGCATTAGATAAATACTTAACCACTCCACCAGAAGAGTTTTATGAGGAAGAAATAGATGAAACAGCAGATTACGACAAGGATAGTATGGGAGAAACCATCGCCCAAGAAGATGGTGTATTTGAAATATTGTATACAGTAACTACTGTTATGAGTAATAGATGTCTCAAAATTAAAACAGAGAAAGCAATTGTCACTCAACAAGATATTGTTGACTTTATTGAGGAAATTGGCGAAGAAAAAATAACATCTATAAAATTTGTAGGACTAGGAGAAAAGTATTTAGAAATTGGAGGAAATTATAATGGGGAATGAATTAATAGTAAGTGTTCAAAATAGAATTCAGGAAATGCAACATGGTGAAGGATTGAGATTACCCACAGGGTATTCGGTAGGAAATGCTTTAAACTCAGCATATCTAATTCTTAGCGATAATTCTAAAGGAAAATCATTATTGGAAAAATGTCACCCTACATCAGTGTCAAAAGCTTTACTAAATATGGCAATACAAGGACTTAGCCCAGCAAAGAATCAATGCTACTTTGTTCCCTACGGGGATCAATGTACATTGATGAGATCATACTTCGGATCAGTAAGCATATTGGAACGACTTTCTAATGTAAAAAAAGTACATGCTGAAGTAATCTTCGAAGGAGATGAATTTGAGATAGGATCGGAGGATGGTAGAACCGTCGTTACAAACTTCAAACCTAGTTTTCTGAACAGAGATAACCCAATTATTGGGGCATTTGCTTGGGTAGAGCAAACAGACGGAATCAAAGTTTACACAATCATGACAAAAAAAGAAATAGATAAATCATGGAGTAAAGCTAAAACAAAAAATGTGCAAAATGATTATCCGCAAGAGATGGCCAAACGCACAGTTTTATCAAGAGCAGCAAAAATGTTTATCAATTCAAGTAGTGACAATGATTTACTCGTAAAGGCTATTAATGAAACAACAGAAGATGAATACGATAATAATCAGCCACGCAAAGATATTACACCTAATCCACCAAATATTGAAAAGCTTGAGAAATCAATTTTTAATCAAGATGAAAATAAAAAAATTGCTCAAGATATGATTGATTCCATTGATTTAAATCAAGCTGACAAAGATCTACAAGAAGAGCTAAATATTGAATTTCCTGATCCTAGCAAAAACTATTTAGCTACTGGGGAGGTAAATGGAGATGTTGAAAACGAAGACGGCCCTTACCCTTTCTGATAAAAATTATTATTCAACTGAAGCTGACTGGCATTATATGTCGGTCAGCCAATATAAAAATTTTAATGAATGCGAAGCAGCCACAATGGCTAGATTAAAAAAAATTTGGTTACCCTGTTCAGATCCAAAAGCATTGCTTGTTGGTAATTATGTTCATTCTTACTTTGAATCATCAAAAATTCATGAAGCATTTAAAGAAGAAAACAAAAGCAAGATGTTTTCTTCAAGAAAACCATTTGGCCTATTGAAAGATTTCCAAATAGCTGAACAAATGATTCAACGACTAAAAGAAGAACCTGCTTTTATGAATTTATATAAAGGGGAAAAAGAAGTAATTGTTACAGGGCAAATTGAAAATGTAGATTGGAAAGGGAAAATCGATTGTCTAAATTTAGAGGATGGTTATTTTGTTGATATAAAAACAACAAAAGATATTCATGAACGTAAATGGAATGATAGCTACGCGGAGCGTTGTACATTCATTGAAAACTATGGATATGTACTTCAAATGGCAGTTTATAAAGAATTGCTTAGTCAAAAGTATAATAGGGAATTTGTACCAATTATAGCCGCTGTTTCAAAGCAGACTCCTTCTGAAGTAAAGCTAATTACCCTAGATGAAGACAAGATGCATTTTGAAATGATCCAATTAAAAGAAAATATTGAACATATTATTAAAGTAAAAAATGGCGAAGAAAAACCAACACTGTGTGGTAGGTGTGAATATTGCAGAGGGCAACAACGAATTACTCACTTTACTAATATGAATGATTTATAGGAGGGAGGCAGATATGGCAAGACCTTTAAAACAAGGAATTGACTACTTTCCGCTTTCTGTAGATTTTTTAAGAGATATAAAGGTTCGTAAAATCAAACGTGCGTGTGGACCTTACACTGTCGAAATACTACTTTGCCTGCTGGGTAATATTTATCGGGAAACTGGTTATTACATCGGGTGGGATGAAGATACGATGTTCTTAGTTGCTGACGAAGTTGGGGCGAAAGAGGGTCTAGTTGAAGAGACGGTAAATAAGGCCGTTCAAGTTGGATTTTTTAATCAAGAGAAGTTCAATGAGTATAAAATTTTGACTTCTAACGGAATACAAAAAAGATATCTCGAAGCCACTAAAAAAAGGAAAGAAGTAGTTATTTCCGACATTTACTTAGTTAATGACACCATAAAGGATGAAGAAACCCTAGTTAATGGTGTCGATAATGAACAAAGTAAAGTAAATAAAAGTAAAGTAGATAAAAGTAAAGTAAATAAAAACAATAAAGAAAAACCTGCCGTTCAGTTGTCGTCTGAAAAGGATTTTTTGGAGAATCCTTTAGGAGACAAAAAAACAGCGGAGCTAATCGCTTATTATTCAAAAAATGTTAGTCTTGCTACTCCTGTAAATATGACAAATCTTGCATATGATTTGAAAGACTTTAATGGCGATCTGGATTTACTAAAAGAAGCGATAAACATTTGTTCAAGCAATGTAAAAACATATGCTTATTTTGCTGGAATATTAAAACAGTGGCGAGCTAACGGAATTAATACTCATGCAGATTTTTTGAAGAAAGTAAATAAAAAATCAAAGCAAAAAAATAAACGAGATAGTGAACCACCGCTAAATGATTATTCAGGATTGTTTTAAGGAGGAATAGCTAATGATGAATACTAAAGTTGCATTAAAGCAATTAATGGCTACACATTTTATTACAGTTGATGTCCCTTGTCCTGAATGCGGAGGAGCAATGACAGCATGGAAAGAACCAACTCCAGATACTCCACCAAGATGTCCTCCCGTATGTATGGAATGTGGCTATCGTTCAGTGAAGAAAAAAGAAGCAACCACTGCTAAGAACCTTTATGAATCTAGTCTGATAAAAAAGGCAAAAGACTATTTTTTAAACGGATCTGTATTAACGGATAGAAAATCACTGCATAAAAAAATTAGTAATTATTATCCAAGCAACCAAGAATCAACCAAAGCTAAAAATATTAGTATGGAATTTTGTGAAAAAACACTGCTGGGAGAAATACACCATCTGATTTTAACAGGGGGAGTTGGGGTTGGGAAATCACATCTAGCAATTGGATGTCTCAACGAAATACTTGTTAAAAGTAATTATTCTAAGAAGGTACTATTTGTCAGCTATCGAGAGCTTTTAGAACAGTTAAAATTTGCGATGAATGACGAAGAGGCACGAAAAGCAATTACTGGTGTAGCAATGTCCGAAATCAAAGCAGCAGACGTCGTAGTTCTAGATGATATAGGGGCTGAACTAGGCGACTTTAATAAAAGAGATGAAAAAGGCAATCTGATTCTTAGTAGAGCATCAAACTTTGATATTGATACGCTGACAGGAATATTGGAAAGTCGCATAGATAAGCCAACAATTATCACCTCTAACCTAAAATCAAAAGAAATTCAATATTGTTACGGCGAAAGAATAGTCTCAAGAATGGCTACCCATTCAAATGGATTTATGCATAGGTTTACAAATACAAAAGATTATCGATTGAAAACAGCGTAGGAGGTCATATGAAAATTACTATACCAATTACACCAAAACCACAAAGCCGTCCGAGATTTGCTAGACGTGGAAAGTATGTACAAGCCTATGAAGATAGCACCATGAAGACGTATAAGCAACAAGTAAAAAACTATCTTAGAAGAGCAAAACCTAAATTGATAGAAAAAGGGCCAATCATGGCACACGTGACGTTTTATGTACAAGCGCCTAAGTCAGCCCTAAGTAATAAACAGAAGCGGTTAGACGTAAAATTAGAGCGCAAATACTGCGATAAAAAGCCAGATTTAGACAACTATTTCAAAGCAGTCACGGATGCTGCAGAAGGTATTCTTTACAAAAATGATGGGCAAATTGCTGTGATAGTTTGTCAAAAACTATACAGCTTAAGACCTCGAACAGAACTCGAAATAATGAAATTGGAGGTTGATTCATGAAAGCGCAAATGGAATCTTGGCAAGATATACAAGAGTATGTAAAGAACAACAAGAAAAAACATAAACGTAGAATGGCTAACGATGCAATGAAAAACGTCAACGAGTTAGGATTTCCTTTCACCTATTTCGAAGATACTTACCAATTTGCAATTAAAACATCTATCGGGATGGTCGACTATTTTGGAACAACTGGCACATGGGTTGTGCGTAAGAATCAAGATCGTGGTAGAGGGCTAAAAAAATTAAAGAAGTATTTGGAACATCCAGTTCCAACAAAAGAAATAAAAAAAACAAAGGGTAATCAGTCATGGATGAAAAATAATAGATTAAGAGAGGTATTTATATGGAATTTGAAATTGGTAAAACCTATGAATTTAAAGCTCATAGCCGTTTTAAGCATCCATTACAGGGGATTGTTCAGAAAGTCTATGACAACTCGATACTCGTTAAAATAATTGTTGTTCATCGGGAAGACAAAGAAAATATAAGCGATAGTAACAATCAAATGATTATCAGCAAAAAATATGTAATCAACCAAATTAAGACTAAAAAAGTAGAGGAGAACAAGCGTATGAAATTTAACATCAATACAGCAAGTTTATTATTACCAGGAACATTTGGTTCAGAAGGAAAAGAGTGTATTACAATTTCAAAAAGTGGATTAGCTTTAAGCGGTCCAGTTGTGAGACGACTAAATAAACCTGAATGGGTTCAATTGTATTTAGATGAATCAAGATTAGCATTGTTTGTAATTCCCTGTAAAGCGACGGACGAAGGCGCTAGAAGTTGTGTGAATCCAAAGTCAAAAAAGAAAGCAGGGTATCGTAAAAACTGGTCAGGTAGCATTTTAGAAAAGGTAGCAAAAGCCAGCAAGATGGATATTGAAAATCATCGTTACCATGTTGAACCAGAAGAAGTAGAAGGGTATCCGAAAGCATTAGGCTTTGATTTGACGAAGGCGGTAAAAATTAATGGGTAAAAAAGGTTCAAAGATTAAAAAGAAAAAACGTCGACTTAAAGAAAAAGCTATCGCAAATGGCACATACAATAAGCGAGGTAAAAACGATGACGTGCATAAAATGCAAGGGAGAACGGATTGTCTGGACGAAGGACAAATACGGACATGCGAAAGCTAAACCATGCCCAGTATGTAATCGTGAAGGAAATAACGTCAGGAACGAATTAAAAACACTAAGAAAATAACAGAGGAGGTATGGAGGTTTGGTCGACCACAAAGAATTCTTTACTCCTTTGAAATGATGAAAAGAATTTTAAACTATCCAGGTAGTAAATGGCGAATGTCTGATTTGATAATTAGTCAGATGCCTAAACATAAAGCATATTTAGAACCATTCATGGGTAGTCTGGCTGTTTTTCTAAACAAACCAAGAGTAACTCTTGAAACAATAAATGATATTGATGCACGGTTAGTCAACTTATTCAGAGTGATGCGTGATGATCCTGAAAAGCTTCAGTACCTCATTTATCACACTCTCTATTCTAGAAAAGAATTCATGAAATCAAATGAAATCTCAAGTGATCCTATTGAAGATGCTAGACGAATGGCTGTACGCTTGTGGTTTGGTGTTGGTGGTAAAACTGTCACAATGCCTGGATTTAGAAAAAATATAAGTTGGAATGGGCCATATACCGCTTATGAATGGACGGATATGTATAGCAGAATCGGATATGCAGCTGCTAGATTGAAAAATGCTCAAATAGAAAACAAGGATGGAATACAATTAATCAAAGAACATAATGATCCAGACACTTTGATTTATTGTGATCCTCCCTATATCGCATCAAGCTTGGTCAGTGATCATTATGAGAACGGATTTACCAACCATCAACATGAAGAATTATTGACTACTTTAATAAATCATCAAGGGAAAGTGATTCTGTCAGGCTATGATAGTGAATTATATAATGACAGATTAAAAGATTGGAATGTTATCAAGCAACAAACAAAAGTAGGCATTACGACAAAGAAAAAGTCTAATCGTACTGAAGTGTTATGGCTAAATTATGAACCGAATGAACAAATAAACTTATTCTAGAAAGCGAGCGAAGAAGATGATTCCAAAAATAGAAGTATGGATGCATGATATGTCCGTTGGCTATCCTGTGTGGTTTGAAGTAGATTCAATTGATTATCTAGAAAATTCGTTTGTTATAGTAGATGAATTTGGTAGTCCGCATGAGTTCTCTGCTGAAGGGCGTTCATTTAGAGTTAAGGAGGAAAAGAGATGAATAAACAAGAATTGATTGAAGAATTAGAATGCATAGAAGTTTCTACAGCCAGCCTTGATTATTTGAAAGGTGCTGACTATGCCAACGAAAGAGCAATTAATTTAGCAAAACAATTAAAAGAATCGAAAAAAGCTGTATTACCTAAAATTGCCGATGAATTTATCAAAGAAGGTTTATCAATGGGTTCTGATAAAGTAGACATTATCGGTTCCGCAGTTTCTTTCTCAAGTGCAATGCCAACTGCTGAATTTTCTAAGTGGTTTAAGACAAATGGAGATTTATTGATTGATGCATTAGCTAACGGCTACGAAGTCGAGAAAGAGCAATTGTATTATGTGAAGTTTGATATTTTGTATTTGCAGAAGTATTTAGTTAAAAATGTTGAGACGAACCAGTTCTATTTGTCCAACAATGAAAAAGTTGTCGGCAACTACGAGCAAGTAAAATTCACAGAACAAGAAATCAAATCAATTGATGAACGTTACTGGCCGTTTGCTGTGAAAGTGGAGGATGAATAAATGGAAAAATCAAAAAGTTTGATTATATGGCTACCGACTGGTGGAACAATGAAGTTTGAAGATGTTAGGAATTTTGAAACAGTTACAAATAATCTAGACTGGGATGTTTTGAAATTTAATTACCTAGGTGTCTCAACTGGTGTAAGGCGGAATGCAGTATTTGAAATAGTTAAATTAATGGGCTGGGCATTGGAGGAATAAAAATATTTAATTAACTGGAGAATAGATATGATAACACTAAATGAATTCTTATGGCTTGTAATTATTTTGTTAGCGTTGTGCGTAAGTTCGCTATATAAACAAAAAATACAATTGGAAGAAGAACTGGAAAAATTAAAAGATGATAGACAATAAAAAAACAACCACTCGTTAGACGGCGAGTGGTTGGCATCTTGAAAAAATATTAAACAAAAACCGACTTATATTAGAATTCGGATGTGTGATTTAGCGTTTCCCGAAATAAACGCTGCATAGATATTGTATCACGGAGGGATAAAAAATGCAGCTATTTCCTGATATTGATGACAAAAAAACAAAACAGAATGCACGAAATCTTTTAAAAAAATACAGACGGCTGCAAAGAATTGCAGGAACACCTCAATTTAATATAACTTCGCCGATAATTAAAGAAGTGCCTATTCAGCACACAAATACACATCGATCTCAACAGCATTTTATTAGAAAAATTGATGCGGAAAAAGAAAAATTAAAAATAGATAATGCATTGGCCCGATTGTCATTGATAAATAGACAACTATTGTATTATACTTACTGCAGTATTGAAAAGAAAACTAATGTTTGGATTGCTTCTGAACTAGGTTATTCTGTTAGCAACGTGGAAACGTTAAAGTGTGTCGCACTTCTTGAATTTGCTGAAGCATATGAATCTGGTCTGCTTCAATGCTATAAAAGTGCGATTGAATGAAATTGTGGTTTTTTTGCGGTTTTATGGCGGATAAAGTCATAAAAATGATGTTATTATACTAGTATAGAAAAATATGTAAAAAACAAAACCGATTGCAAATTAAGCAGTCGGTTTTTTTGTTGCATATTTTATGGATCAGTTATGCGTAATGATATCTAAGTGCATATAAAGGAAGTAGGCAGATGCTGAATATAGGTTCAAATCCTATCTGGTCCATTGTGAATTTTAGTGATTCACAAAATAAAAAATGTATGTCAATAAATGTTTCGTTTAGTCAAGCAAGCTTATACTGCTCTATAAGTTTGCTTCATGTATCTATGGCGAAGTGGCAACGCTCTAGTCTGCAAAACTAGCATTCGTGGGTTCGAATCCCACTAGATACTTAAATACAAGGAGGTTCTACATATATGGATATAAAAGTACAAAAAACAGAAGATTTGATACCTTATGAAAAAAATCCCAGACATAATGAAGATGCTATCACTGCAGTTGCTAAAAGTATCGAAAAGTTTGGATTTAAAGTTCCTATTGTGGTAGATGCTTTTAATGTCATTGTAAATGGGCATACAAGATTAAAAGCTGCTAAGTATTTGGGACTAAAAGAAGTACCTACAATTATTGCTGATGACTTGACTCCAGAGCAAATCAAAGCTTTTCGTTTAGCTGATAATAAGGTCGGAGAAATTGCTACATGGGATGAAGAATTATTAAATGCGGAGTTAGATGAATTAGCAGATTTAGATTTTGATATGACAGAGTTTGGTTTTGACCTACCAGATATTGAAGGTGAAGAAGTCGAGGTAATTGAAGATGAATTCGAAGAAGAACTCCCTGCAGAACCTATTTCCAAATTAGGTGATATTTATCAATTAGGAAGGCACCGTTTAATGTGCGGGGACAGTACAAATTCTTTAGAAGTAGAAAAATTAATGGGCAATAAAAAAGCCGATCTTTTGATTACTGATCCTCCATACAATGTAGCGTACGAAGGTAAAGGAAAAGAAGCACTAACTATTAAAAATGATAGTAAAGAAACGAATGAATTTCATTCATTTTTATATGAAGCTTTTAGTGCAGCCATAAATAATATGAAATTAGGAAGTTCATTCTATGTGTGGTATGCCTCATCAGAAGTAGTGAATTTTCATACTGCTTTAGAAGAAGCTGGGTTTTTAGTGAAACAAGAATTGATTTGGAATAAAAATAGTATGGTTTTAAGTCGTCAAGATTACCATTGGAAACATGAACCTTGCTTATATGGTTGGGCTTCTGGGGGCAGTCATTCTTGGTATTCAGATAGAAAGCAGACTACTATTCTTAATTTTGACAGGCCTACAGTTAATAAGGAACACCCTACTATGAAGCCAGTTGCACTATTCGATTATCAAATTAAAAATAGCAGTAAGCAGGGAGACTGTATTTTAGATTTGTTTGGAGGTTCTGGTACTACGTTAATAGCATGTGAGCAGAATGAAAGAGAAGCCTATTTAATGGAGTTAGATCCAAGATATGTTGACGTCATTATAGCTAGATGGGAAGCATTCACAGGAGAAGTGGCTGTGAAGATATCAGGTAATGATACGGCGGTGGTTGATGATGGCTAGAAATGATAATTTAAAACCATTTTCAGAGCGAAGCGTGGATGAAGCTAGAGAGCTTGGAAGAAAAGGCGGTAAAGCAAGCGGAGAAGTTAGACGAAAAAAAGCTGACTTGAAACGAGCTATTTCTATTGTTTTATCATCAGAAGTACCAAGCTCTAAAATGGCTAAGACGCTAAAAGAAATGGGATATGAGAACACTAACGAGATGGCCATGGTCTTATCTATGACGCAAAAAGCAATTAAGGGAGATGTCAAAGCAGCATCCTGGATTTCCAATATTATTCAACCTGCAAAGGTAGAGCATGAAGTTGAAATGAGTGTGGGCGTTGATGAGAAGCGGAAAGTAGCAGAAGAATACATTAGGGGCCTGTTTAATAATGACACTGGAAATAGCACAGAAGAGAACAATTAAGCTTTTAAAAAGTTCAACGCCCAAAGAAAAACTCAATAAGTTTGTAAAAGGTTATGTTCCAACTCACTACAAGAGATTAAGTATATCAATGGAAAAAGCAATAGAACTAGCCATAATTGGGGCAACCGAAAGTCTAGCATATTATGGTGATCGATTATATTTTACGCAGGCTCTATTAATGGGGGCTGTGGTAAGTGGAGAGTATGACAACATTATTGTCGTTACCCCTTCACAGTATGGTAAAAGCTGGTTGAGTTCGAGAATAGCTGTTTGGCTCGCTGATCACAATCGGCGTTGTTACGTGGCGGGTGGTAAAAAAGATACCACTGATATTATCATGCAACATGTTACAGATACACTACAGACTGTTGATGAATCAATTGCAAGAAAATTATTAGAGCCTGTTGATAAGCTAGAAAGACTTCAAACGGGTTTATCCAAAAGAAAGATTTCTTTCAGTGGCGGAGGATCGATTGAAGGAATTTCATTAGGTGAACATTTCAAAGGAAACAAATCTGGAAACCAAGCGATTGGTCGTGGTGGAGATTATATTATTGATGAATCAGCGTTCGTCTCAAATGAAACATATGCTGAGCTTGGTCGTAGAAATTTTGCAAATGTGGATGGTAAAAACTATCTATCTTTTGAAATATCTAACCCACATAATAAAGGTCGATTTTATGACAAACTAACTCAAGAAAATATTCCAAAAGGCATGTTGGTTGTATGGGCAGATGTTAGGACCGCTTTTGAAGAAGATCGAGTTAAAAGTATTGAACAAGTAATAAGTTCTGAATTTTTTCAAAATAAATCTACATGCCAACGTTACTTTTTATGTGAGCTTCCAGACGAAAATGAAGATGGAATGTTTGGAACACCTCAAACAGAAGAAGAACATACCGAAAAAAATTGGGAGTATTTCCTTGGTGTAGACAGTGCTTATAAAGGGAAAGATAAAATCAAAGCCACGTTATCAGCATTAGATGCACAAGGACAAGTACATGTTATAGACACTATAGAAATTGAAAAAGGTGACTGGCAAGACGGTGTGACTAGTAAAAAGATAATTACTCAATTGTTGATGATTATAGAACATTTTGAAGTTAAAGGTGTATGTGTCGACGTAGGTTACGGTGTTTATATTGTTGAAGGTTTAGCACATATTAACGGAGATTTCGAATTACACGGCATAAATTTCGGTGCTGGTACAACTAAAGAAAGGGTGGAAAAAAACCACTACTCGGCAAAATATGGGGCAAATAAGCGTGCTGAAATGCACATTGACTTACAAGAAAACATTGATAACAGAAATATATTTTTCACTGAAAAAGTATATGAAGAAGTTATAGATGAACTAGTTCTTGTAAGTAGCAAGATCAAGTCTAACGGAAAAACAGCCATTGTTCCAAAGGAAGAAATCAAAGCTAAGTTGGGCCACTCACCAGATACACTTGATTCAGTTCTGCTATCGCTACATGCGATTATTCTAAATAAATTAAACGAACGATTCTATATCTATTCTTGATGAAAGGAGGGAAATGAATGTCTGAAACTGAATTAGTTGGGAAAGATGAACTATTAAAAGCGATGACTATGTGTAATAGTTGTCCTGATTTTAATTTAAACGATTTAAGAGGTAAGGGTGATAACAACTATCAGCTTTATGATTGGTTAATTCATAATTTGCCAACAGCACAATATGTTCTTGGTAAGTTAGTAGAGCTTATTTTTTCTAATAACTTAACTACAGGCGATGAAAAACAAGATGAAATATTGAATAACTTTTTATATGGTCAAACGAATCCAGAAGGAGTTACCAACTATCACGTACTTGTTCAATCAATTAAGGAATCAATTGTATACGGTCGATCTGGTTTACGTTTTTTATCTAAAGATGATGGATTGATTAACGTAAAGTGTAATCATTTTGGCGTTGCTCAAATATTGAATAAAGAACATTACGGATATAAAGAATTGATTGGTTTCGTTATTGACAAAAAAGGTCGAGCTATTACAGATGTCGATCTCCGTGAAGGAGAAATTGATTCAGAAGAATACTTTAAAAAAGGAATATTTGTTTTTAAAAACAATGACAATATTTTATTGCCACCCGAAAAATTCGTTAATTTAAGGGTTGATACATCTACTCCCAAAGGATCGAGTGTCTTTGATTCGGATATCCAACGAGTCCTGCTTATAGCTTCGGTATATAAACGACTACTATATGATATCGAATATGATGGCGCAGGAAGATTAATTTTCTGGGCAGATAATGCCAATAGTAATGAAGAAAGCTCAAATAACTTTTTGAACGACACTGAATCGGCAACCAAACGACGGCAGGATAAATATAAAAAAGAAGTTGAAGAAATAATGAAGCTCGTAAAAGACAGCAATTCAACAAGCGTTTTAGCAGTTTCAAATGCTTTTAAAAAGATGGACCACTTGCCACGTGTAACTAAAGCGACGGAGTTTCTTAGTTATTTAAATCAGGAAGGCGAGATTATGGCGCAGGTATTCGGTGTTCCTAATGTTCTGCTTGGATTAGGTAAAATCAGTGGGAATATATCAATGGAAAAAGTAATAGATAATGCAATGCTTAATTCAATTATTCCTTTACGTGAAAATATTGCGACTCAAATTTCGAGCATATTAACAAATAATTTAAAAGTTCCAAAAGTCTATTTTGACAAATATGAACTAAAATCTCAGTCAGATATAAATGATAGGCGATTGAAAGTTTTAACTGTTGCTGAGCGACTTAAAGCACTAGGTAAAGAGGATTTAGCTAATAAAATTATTGAGGAGGAAATTCAGTTATGAGTATTTTAGAAGATCTAAGCAAAGCAAAAAAGAAAGCAAAACCATATGCAGTAGTCGGTGGACGTGAGGTTTATGATTATGACTCTTTAGAGAAAAAAGTTGAAATCGATCAAGCCGAAGCGAAAGTTGGTGGTGGCCAAGTAGATTTAGGGGAAATGAAACCGACAAAAGATGGATGGGGGTATACCGACATGGGAAATAGTTTCTCGGCAATTCCTCAAGATATCTTATTTATCAATCGTTATAAAAAAGAAAATGATGCTTATTTAATCGTAACAGACTATCGTGCCATTAAAGAACAGTCTAGTGGTCAAATTTATGCATCAAGTGTTCAAGCGCTAGTTATTAAAAATAAAGGCAAAAAAGGTGAAGAAGAGATGTATCTCGAAAGTATTCGAAATGTATCTGATACTGAATTTATCAACGATTTTACTGGAGAATTGTCAAACATTTCAATGGCAAAAGTTTTTGAAGCTATCGATAAAGACAAGGTGAAAGAAGTAAGCAAAGATGAAATCAGTTTCTAATATTGCTTTAGAGTACACCACAACAAGCAATGAACAAAAGCAACGTGAACTATTATTGCTATTAGTTTCTTACTTCCTAACTCTTTATGATATGGAAAAAGAAAACTTTGCTGATGAACTTGGTATTTCCAGTGAGTTTGTAGAAGATGCTCAAATTAAGTTTGATTACATGAAGAAAATTGAACTGACATTACAAAATATGCGTGAAACTGTACAGAGTGAAAAAGACAAAGACAGTGAAGCTCTAACTGCTCTATATTTTAATCGAATTTTAAATACAGATGGAAAAAAAGCTAAAGAATTAGCTCAAATCGAAACTGCAAAACATTTAACTCGACTTGATCGTTCTAAGAAAATTAGAAAGAGATGGAAAGCATTTTCAGGATGCTGTGATGTGTGTAGAGCAATGGATGGAGTAACAGTAGCTCTTGATGAGCCATTCATGTATCAAGGTCAAGTTGTTGAATTGAGCAGTGGTGAACGTTACATCAACAATTACGCTGCGATGGACACGCCAAATGCTCATCCAAACGATAAATGCTCTATTGAATTTATTATCGAATAATTGAAGGGGGGTGTAAACTATGGCGAAAATTAAGTTACCAATTGTAACAATTAACGCAAAAGGTGGCGCTCAATATGTTGTTGAAGGCGTCGAAGCAGTAAATGCGTTAACTCAATTAGAAAATTATCCTGAACGTGGTATTCGTATCAAAGTTGATGGGAAAATGACAGTAATTACAGAAGGTTGTTTATGTTCTGCAGCTGTTACTGGAGAGGTTGAAGTAGATGTTCCTGAAATCGTTTGTGAAGAAGTAGAGTGTGAACCAATTTCCAATATTTTACCAAATCCAAAAAATCCAACTGATCCAGGGGAAAATTCAAAACCAGAAGAAAAAGCTGGCGAAAAATAAAACTAGGAAGTGTCAGTATGAAACAATTTAAAAACAATTTAGAGATGTTTCGTTACATTGATGCCATTAATAAAGAGCCTAGTAGAGAATTTAAAATTGAGCCATTACGAGAAGAGATTATTATTGAACCTATCGAAGAAGACGTAGAATCAAAAGCTAATAAAAAAGCTAAAAATAAGAAGGGGGCGAAGGAATGAACTACTTTAAATTAGTTGACGGTATTCGTTCCCCTCAGTCTATCGATGTAGTACGTTCAGAAAACGGATATAAAAAATTTGGTTGGATACGTGTCCTTCCAGATGAACGATATCCGTTGGGAGACGATGAAGCATTTATTCAATCATTAGAAAATGCTAGTGTTGAAAAGCTTTACTCCGACAAATTAGTTACTGAGCTCGAAAATAATGGAATTCAATTTGAAGTCTTTAACGGCGGATGTTGTGGCGGAAAAATCAAAAAAGTAAGTTATAAGATCATCGATATTGTTAGAGATGAGGTGTAACATGTTTGATTTTATCAAGAAACGTGATGCTCAAACGCAAGCACGAAAACGTATGAAAAAGGATTTAGACGAAATTTTCGAATTTAATAATGAAGAAAAACAGCAACATACACTGAACCACATTGTTCAACTAGCTAATAATGATTTGAAGGAAATTGGCTGGGTTCGATTACTGGATGAAGGAACAGTATTATACGGTGATGGAAGTATTCGAAGTTATATAAAACGTGGAACTATAAAAGAATTTTATGACTCTTTAGAAGATGATTATATTGGCTATATCAATATTGGACACATTAATTTTGCTACGTTACCAATATTTGTTGGTCAGTGGACTAAAAATGATTTGCGCTTAGTAGATATTGGAGAAAACCGTCAAGCATTAGAAGTCAATATGAAAATTGATGAAAGCTTATCTGTTATCCAAGATTTGCAAAAAATGCCATATACAATTGGTATTTCAGCCGAATTTATGGCAAGTTATGACGAAGAATTATCTTACGAATATGAATTTCCAGTTATTGAACATCTTTTTATCATGGGATTTGGCATCGTTGGAGATGTAGGTAATGTGAATAGTAGCGGTATAAATTTATCCGCAGAGGAGGCAGACAAAATGGCTTTAGCAGATTTATTTGGCAAGAAAAAAGAAAATGATCAAGAAACGATCAAAGAACCTGAAACTAAACAAACAGAATCAAAAGAAGAGCCCAAAGAACCTGAAGTGGCAACAAAAAAATCAGAGCAACAGAATGTTGAAGAAAATGACAAAAAAGAATCTGAAGCGGAACTTTCCGAAAAAGAAGACCATACATTCGAACAACTTTATAATTTATCTATGGAGCAAAATGAAAAAATGGTTGTTGAGCTTGAACAGTTACGTGCTGAAAATAAATCTTTAAAAGAAGAAAAATTGAAGCAAGAACAAACAAATGAAAAAGCTGTTCAACGCTTGGAAAAATTGATGAATCGTATTGAAGTTTCAGCGCTGCCAAAAGCAACTGGATCTACTAAAAATAAATGGGGGGAATAACAGATGGTATTAGAAGTTAATCAAGCCATCGTTAATGAATCGTTACAAACAGAGCAAGTTATGGAACAACTAAGCTCTACTGTAGATGTCATTGTCGATAATATCGAAAAATATACAAATGCTGCTCGTTATGGTAAAGGAAATAATTATGCTTTAAATAACTTGCGAACAGCAGTTCAAAACCAATTTCCTTTAGTTGATTGGTTATTAAGCACAAGCCTATCTCAAATGATTGAGAACGCTTGGCAAAATGGCTCATTGCCAACTGTAACTGATGAAGATGGAAATGTTTATTTAAAAGCACCTTTAAATGTATTTACGACACCACCAAAAGATACTACAGGTGAATGCTGTTGGTTACCTTTTGATATTGCAGCATGTGGGGGCAAAGCACCAATTAATATTCTATGTTTAAAAGATTGTGTGGATATGTTAAATCACTTATTGGACCGTAAGTTAAAAGTTCAATCGAATGATTTAATTGGTTTCTTTAAGCAAGCAGGGCAGACTTATGAAGAAGTTCGTGATTTCATGAATCGTGAAAGTATGGCTTTCTATACTGCCAATACAATTGTTAATGGACAACTAGATGTTACAACACCTATCTTAAAAAAATTCCATGGATTAATGGAAATTTTAAAACGCCCAGAAGTTTTCAAAATGCAAGGAACAAATATTTTAGCAGCATTTGATTCTATTGGATATCGTATGGACGTTCTAGGTGGGTCATTCATTTTTGCAGCTCATCCATTAACTGTAGCAAGTATTAAAAATGCCATTCGTCCTAATCGTTACGGTATTCTTCCAGACGGCTGGACCATTAACGGAGAAAGTATTTTCTATAAAGGAGCACAAGTTTTACCTGATAAAACTGTACCAGTTGATGTTGAAAATGGCACAGGCGTTATTTGGCAATTGTCTGGTGAATCCGTAGGTGTATTCTTGGGAACAACTTTGCGTCCTGCTGAAGACTATATTATTCGCAATCAATTTACAACAACAAACGATGTAAATAAAGGATGCGCAACAGAATGTGATATTTATTACAACTTAGGAAGTGTAGTTACAAATAATGTAGCTCGATTAGCTGTAATTACAGATGTTCCTTTGGCTGCTGGAATCAACGCCTACTCATTAGCTAATTTATTAGATCGAGTATATGTAGAAACATTAGCTCCCTAGAAAGTAAGGTGCTTACCTTATGGATGAAATCATTGAGCAACTGAAAGAATTTTGCGATTGCTTTCCTTGTGATGTAGAGGACAATAAGTTAGAGAAAACAGTTAAAGAAGCAATTCATTTAATAAGTTTATTAACTTGTTGGACTCAACATCCTTGCGAAACATTTTTAATGAGTGAGAGACAAGAAGTATTTGATATGGACAATTACTTACCTTGTTCGTGTGATGATGGAATTATGGAATTAGATTTATTCTATGCACCATTTGCTTTAGCATCATTCCGAGTTTTTTCTGTACATCGAGAAGGTGTAAAAGAAATCATTAGAGAATTAGATGAAAAAGAATTTGGTTATAGCGTTGTAAAAGACAAATTACTTGTTGATATTCGAAACTATGCAAATAGGGAAAACGGATGTTGTGTTTGTAAAAAAGAACACCAGTTGCTTGTCTTATATGATGCTGGATTTGAAGAGTTACCTCAATGTTTATTACAACTTTTCTGCGATTTAATTCATGTAATTTACAACAAGAATAACTGTGATTGTCATGCTTGTGCTACTTGTCAAGATAATTCGGATAGCGGCTTTATTGCAAATGAAGCCATGACAACAGATGAGTTAGTAGAAAGCTACCTCAATAAACTAGTAATAGACAGCTACCGAAAACAATTAGGTCTTATTAGCCTTTGTGGTAAAAGTCTAGAACAGATTTGGGGGATTAGAGTATGAAAGTTCGATTTTTAGGCGTTCGTGAACACATTAGCACTACAGGTTGTTCGTCCTGTGGAGCGAAAAGGTATGCCAGTGGTTTAAAGACAGAAAAGACATTTTTCTTACCAAGCGGAAAAAGATTAGATGTTGAGTTTAATCATGAATATGAAACCACTGATACAGACGGAATGTTTTTGCTTGAAAGTGGGCATTTCGAGGAAGTGTTTTAAATGGCACTAAAAAAGATAGTTATTCAATCAATTGAAAAAGAGATAGATAATTATGCAAAAAAAATGGAAAAAATTATAAAAGAAGAAGCTCACGTTAAAACAGGAGCGTTGAGAGATTCGATAACAATAGAAAAGGAAAGTGACGGGAGTAGATTAATAGGAGTTGATGTCGCGAAACTGAAATCCGATCCTCGCAATGTTGGAGGCTTAGATTACTCTATTCCTTATTACAAAGGTCATAGTGGCTACACGATAAGGCCAAGAAAGGCAAAGGCTTTGAGTTGGGTTGGTAAAGATGGCAAACGTCATTTTGCTAAAAGTGTTTATATACCACCCCACGCAGGTGATCCTTTTTTGAAGCGAGCTGTGTTACGTAGACCAAAATTATAGGAGGTATATCAAATGGCGAAACGTGCAATGAATGCATTAGCAGCAGATGGTGAAACGACTTATCAGTTATCAGCTAAAGACTATACAATCGGTGATTCTGAAGTCACAGGTGTGTATGATAATGAAAAAGCTGTAACTATTAAATTATTTGTAGACGACGTAGCAGTGGATGAGATCACACCTGATAATTCAAAAAATATTTATGCTATTTCTACAAGTAAAACTACTATTGTTAAAGATAGTAAAGTGGAAGTTGCAGAATATGATGCAGATAAGAATGAATTAACAAAAATTCTAGTTACTGTAATTGACCCAAATGGAGGAGGAAATGAGATGGATGAAAAAGAAAAGATTGATAAATTCATTTCACGAAAATTAACAGTATTAAATGAAAAAGACGGTATTGTCTATGAACAGCTAGCAATCCGAGTTATTCAAGTTAATCAAAAATAATAGGAGGAATTAGACATGGGAAAATGTAATACAGAGCAAGTTCTTTCAATGATTGGTGTTAACAAATTAACGAAGACACAGGAACTGTTTTTTTCGGTTCTACAGGACAATGACTCTTGTGTAAAAATTAAAACCAGTGACTACTTGGAAATCATTGGAGACAAATCAGCATTCAATAAATATTTACGACCAGAGGATGCATTTAATTGCTTAGCAGAAGGATGTAGAAACACAGGTGGATTATTAATTACAGGCAACGAATTTCCGTTAGGGGCTACCTTTAAAAAAGTTACTGATGCGACTGATTTTTATGCTGGTGCAACCACTTTTTATTTAGATTTGCCAAAAGATGGAACATACACTATCGAATTTAAAATTGCAGCAATTAATGACAATAGTTTTGTAAATGCTGATGTATATAGAAAAAAATTCACTGGAACTAAGGGCTATAATCCTATTTTTATTGATTTTTCAGTCGTTCCTGAAGAAGTTTTAGGCGAAGGTTGGCAAGCAAATGAACGTGGTGTTTATGTGTCAATTACTGTGACAACTGAAGAAGAAATTCCATTAAAACAAATTCATATTTCTTCGATTAGTTTTTACAACTCAATCGAAGAATTACAAAATGATGAAGTTGTAACGATTGGATGTATTACAGAATACGGTGGAGACATGACTATGGATGTTGCCGACAGTGTATGTTTTGGTGCTAAGTATGATCCATCAAGCGCTAGTATTACTCGTACATTCACAGGTGGCAAAACAAGCGGAAACTACTGGTTACTTAATCCATTTATGCGTCGAGGGGATTTATCAAAAGGGTGGACAGTTGTTAAAGAGAAAGATAAAGTTCGTGAACTCACTATTGACGGCCGACGTTATGGGTATATCTTGTTAAACGGTTTATCAAAACAAGAATGCTCTTTCTCTAAAGCTTTAGTTGCAAGTGAATGTAACTTTACTGATGCAGAATTAACTAAAGTCAACCTCCCAGATGTAGCAGTATTAAACGAAAAACAATACCAAATTATTAAGCATGGCGAATATGATGGATATTTAATTGTTCATGAACGTTTGATCGGACAGCCATTGTTGTATGCATATCCTAAAGAGGTTTCTATTGAGCAATACGTCGGTGAAGATGACGCATATGAAGGACGCCGTGTACGTCTATTCTTCCCAACTGTTCAGACAGATGGTGTGAAAGTGAACTATATTTTCAACAATGTATTAGTTACTTCATTCCCTACGACTTTAAGTAATACAGATGAAACTACATTTGAATTTGAAGTATCTATTCAAAAGGATAACAATGGTCGATTCTTTGAAGTTCAGAAAATTATTGAATAATTATTTAAGAAAAGGGGATTTTTGTAATGAAACAAAGCGATTTAACGAAAATGATTACAAAAAATGATGTAATTGATATGAAACATAAAATGGATAAAACTCAGGATACAAGTAAGCCATATGCAGTAATTGACAACGATAATATTGCTGTTGTTGGTGACGCAAACGAGATTCAAAAAGTTGAAGAAAACTATGTGATCAAGTTTCGTGTTCCAAAAGAATTCTTTGAAGAAATTCCGTATGGAGCAACTACTGTAGATAAATACGTTATTTTCGAAGTTGAATACAGTAATGCAAGTGTAACAGGTATGAATGATTTAAAAATTGTAGATGCACTTTTGAACATTCAGCCATTTTTGAAGGAGTTTTACCAAAAAGACGAAGACGGCAAAGTAACTATTGTGGAAAAGACAGATCGAGAAGTTCTTAAAATGTTATCAACATCAGAGGATGAAGTTATTTATGGGTTTTATAAAGTGGTGGCAGCTTTCTTAGGTGTAGATGAAGAGTTAATCGAATACATGCTTCCATTTTCAGTGATTGAAACTTTTACTGCATTAACAGAAAATCACCCAGAAGTGTTCAAAGAAGCAGATGCTTTTTTCGGATAATCGTGCGTGACAGTTTAAACAATGGTGTTTCATTACAACAAGCGCAAGAAACGTATTTTGCTAAGTTTAATCATTATTCGTATATGGCTCATTTTGTAGCAAAAATCTTAGGACAACGTCCCAGCCATGTATTGAGTGGTTGGGGCGTTTCTGAATTGATTGTAGCATATGGCCATTATGCTAATGAGCAAAGTTATCAAAACTTTATGGATTGGAAGTCGTCACAAGAAAATGCACCCAAACCTAAGCAACCACAACCATTTGTTGTTCAATTTATATCGCAAGATGAGCTGGAGGAGGTGGAATAATTGGCAGTTGAAAATATCTCCATTCGTATTAAGGACAATATTAAAGATATAGAAAAAGAACTAGATAGTTTAGATCGACGAATAGCTAAACTAAAAGGTCAACGCCCTGCTATTGAGTGGAATACTACGAAACTAAAAAAAGCAAAAGAAGAAATAAAAAATATTAATGTTGATATAAAAAAATTGCAAGCACAGAAAGCAACCATTAAGGCAGATGTAAATACTAAAGATGCAAAAGAAAAAATATCAGCCTTAAATCAACAAATTAAACAACTACAATCTAGGAAAGCAAATTTACAAATAGTAACAACTCAGTTGCAAGGTTCAGAAGCACAACTTCGTAAACTAGACAATGAGATTAGTCGATTGAATAATCGCAAGGCTATGTTACAAATTGATAGTCGTGGTCTAGGAGAAACTGGGGAAGAAAGTCGAAAGTTACAAAATAGTCTTCGAAATATGAGTGAACGGACCTACAAGATAAATGTTTCGTCAAATCTAGATAAGTTGAGTGGGCTAGCTAACAATGCAAGCAATAAAATATTAGGAGCATTCAATCCTTTAACATCTAAACTAAATCAAATGCTTGGTATAGGACTAGCTGTGAAGGCTGTTGATAAGGCAACTAGTATGATTACAAATTCTATTGATGGGTCTATTTCAAGATTAGATACTTTAAATAACTTTGAAAAAGTAATGTCGAATATGAATATTTCAGCCGACCAAGCCGATATCGCCAAAAGCAAACTTGTAAAAGGTCTAAATGGGTTGCCGACAACTTTAGATGATGCTGTTGCTTCAGTACAAAGGTTTACAGCAAATAATAAGGATGTACAGAAATCTGCGGATATATTCTTGGCATTAAATAATGCAATTTTAGCGGGTGGCATGTCACGAGAAATACAATCAAGCGCACTTGAGCAAATATCTCAATCTTATTCTAAAGGTAAACCAGACATGATAGAATGGCGCTCGCTACTAACAGCAATGCCTGCCCAAGTGGATCAAATCGGGAAGAGTTTTGGTTTAACATCTGATCAATTGGGAGAAGCTTTAAGAAATGGAAATATCTCTATGGATCAATTTATGGATAGAATTGTGGAGATGAATAAAAACGGGGCAGAAGGATTCAAATCGTTTGAAGAACAAGCTAGAAATTCTGTTGGTGGCGTTCGAACTGGTATGTCTATTATGAATTCAGCTATAACACGTGGAGTTACCTCGATTATCGATACATTTGATAAGATGGCGAAGGATAAAGGCCTGGGAGGAATTGCTGGTATATTTGGAAAAATTGGTGCTGCTTTCGAAGATAATTTAAAGAAAATAGGAGCTTTCGCAGAGGAACATTCTGATGATATTTTTCGTTTTTTTGACAAAGGAATGCAATTTTTAAGTAAAATTGACTATGCTTCTTTTTTTAAAGGTTTAGGAGAAGGCTTAAAAGAGTTGAAAAATGATGCAAAAAAAATGTTTGATTATTTTAAACCTCTTTTAGACAAACTAGGTGACGGAAACACTATGGAAGGAATTGGTAAATTAATTCCTCGTTTATTCGAACTAGGTCTAGCATTAAAAGCTGTTTCAATAGGAGCTAAGGGGTTATCAGTAGTGTCTAAGGTTTTTGGTGTATTTAGCAAACTAAAAATTCCTAAATTTGGAAAAGGTGGAGGAGCATCAGAAATCGTAAAACCATTAGAGAGTTTAAAATCTATTGGGACTGGTTTTTTAAAAAATGCTGGTAACCTTGCGTTATTATTCGGAGCAATAAAAGTGCTTGAAGAAGGCGCAGAAGCAATGAAACAACTAGATGAAAAAATACCAAATGATTTTACAGGGCTAGCTAAAAAAACAGCGAGCATGAGTCTGGCTATCAGTGCAATTGGGGGTCTGGCTTTTATAGCTAGTAAATTAAATTTTACTGATAATTTAAAAGGGATTGCAAGTATTGCATTAATCTCAGTAGATTTAATGATTGCAAGTGAAGCGATGAACCAACTCAATGAGAAAGTACCAAACAATATTGGAATTGTCGCTAAGAAACTAGGGAGTTTATCAATTGCAATCGGGGCTATGGCAGGATTAGTTGTTATTGCAGGCACTTTTTCATCTGCTAATCCAACGATGGCTATATCAGGATTAGCTAGTGTAGCACTCCTATCACTAGAATTAATGATTGCAAGCGAAGCACTATCACAATTAAATGAAAAAGTACCTTCAGATATTGCAACAATAGCTAAAAAGGTTGCTAATATCGGTATAGCAATCGGTGCAATGGGTCTTTTAGTTGGAGTAATAGGTGGTTTAAGTATTGCTACATTCCCTGCAGCAATCGCTGGTTTGGCAGCTGTATCACTACTAGCAGGAGAATTAATGCTAGTTTCTGAATCAATTAACCAATTGAATAAAAAGGTTCCTGAAGATATTACAAGTGTTAAAAATAAGCTTAAGAGTTTAGAAGAAGTTTTAAGTTATATGGCGAAATCCAGTATTGGAAAAATTTCATCTTTATTCAAAGGAATAATAGGTACTTTTACTGCATCGACATATGTGCAAGTTATCGATGGTTTGATAGAAGTGTCAAATGGCTTGAAACGTCTAGCTAGTGCTTCAGAAGATATAAATAGTGCAAAACTTGTAAATAATATATATGACATCAATAAAGCAGTTGAAGTTATTGGTGGAAAAGATAACATTTTTGAGAAATTAGGAAGCTTAATGAAAGGTAAAGTTGACACTGCTATTTTTGATGAGATGGAAAATATATTAAATAAAATGATTTCTCTATCTAATAAAATGAAAACTTTGCAAGAAAATAAATTTTCAATATCTGATATTACAAGTAAAGTTACAGTTATAAAAGATATATTAGAAAAGTTAGATCCTGCTGATTGGGATATTGCAAAATCTGGAGTCGTTTCATCTAAAATTATTGATCAAGCAGATACTACTATATTCTGGTTAAATAAATTAAGCAAAAAGTTAACAGCATTATCAGAAAGTAAGTTAGAAACGGGTTCAGTGCAAAATGTACTACAAAATATTAAAGGTGCATTACGTATGCTAACTAATGAAAGTTGGAGTGATTTCAGTGGCGGAGTTGTGCCAAAAGATTTTATAGATATGACGGGCCAAAGTGTGGATGGTTTGAATAGCATTAACAAAAAGCTGTCTAAACTATCAGAAACTTCTTTTGACTTAGGAAAAACTCAAACCATGATAGCAAATCTAAAATCCTCATTACGTATGTTGCAAATTAAATCTTGGGGCGACTTCGATGGGGGGATAGTTGAACGTGGAACATTAGATAAACTAGACACTGCAGTTTATTGGTTAAGTAGTATAGCTAAAAAATTTGGAACACTTTCTAATTTTGAATTTGATGGTGGCAAGTTACAAGGAATAATAGCAAATATCAAAGGTGCTTTAAGATTATTGCAAGCAGATAGTTGGACCGATTTTAATGAAGGAATTGTTGGTAAAAGATTATTGGACCAGTTAGACACATCAATTTACTGGTTGAATAAAGTGGGTAGTAAATTAAATGAACTTTCGAATTTACCATTAGAAACAGGTAAGGCACAATCTGTTATTCAAAATATCAAAGGATCTATTCGAATGTTAAGAATCGATTCATGGAGTGATTTTAATGATGGATTTGTTGATAGGGAAATGCTTAGCGGATTAGATGTAGCTGTATTATGGGTCACTAAAGTAGCAAATCGTTTAACAGGTCTTTCGGGAATAAATATCGAAACTGACAAAATAAATTCCACTATTGCAAGTACCAAAGGGGCATTAAGAATGTTTCAGGCTAGCTCTTGGCAAGATTACAATGAAGGAATAGTCAAAGCTGACTTTATAAAAGCTTTGGATTTAGTTTTGATAAACTTTATACAATTAGCAAATAGAGTTAATGGATTAGCTAGTATCACACTAGAAAATGATAAAGTCCATTCAACAATTACCGCTGTTAAAGGTGTTATTAATAGGTTAACGATAGATACTTTTCCTGATTCAAACACGATGATTGGTGAAGATGTTATTGATAAAATCGACACTACAGTTTATAGACTGATAACATTAGCAAATAGAATTAATCAGATTCCTCAATTAACATTGGGTGTTGATGAATTGAGTAATAATATAAAAAGTATTAAATATGTCGCAACAGAGATGGCCATTAGTAAGTGGCAAGGGATATCTGAAGGCGTTATAAGCAGCGAAACGTTAGGTATGATTGTTTCATCTGTCACTAAGTTAGGAACGATATCAAATAAATTAAGTGTATTAAACGCATTACCATTTGATTGGACGAGTGTATTAAACAACGTTAACCGAATGAAATCAATCATTGAACTAATGAACACATTTCCAAGTGCAAAAGGACTGGATAGTATACCCGAGCTAGTCGAATCTTTTAAGAACTTACTTATTACGTTACAAGGTCTAGAATCTAAATTTGAACCAATTGGGAAATCATATGGACAGCAAGTTATTAATGGATTCAAAAATGCTGATGTTCCTTCTAAAATCAAAAAAGTTATTGATGATTTAATAACTAATTTAAGAAATAAAGATACCGAGTTTAATAATGTTGGTAAAGGATTTGGGGATAGTCTGAAATCAGGATTTACAAATGCACTACAAGGTTTAGATAGTAATATTGATAGCTATGTTACATCTATTAATAACAAAATTTCTTCTATTCAAACCAATCTAAATTCATTAACAGCGCCTAGTCTTACTGTTGATGTAACAGAAAATGTGAAGACTCGTAGAGTTACACGTGCAAATGGAGGCATTATACCTCAGTATCGAGCAAACGGTGGAAGCATTATGAAACATATTTTTAAATCCAAAGGTACAGATCGTGTTCCAGCAATGTTAACTGCTGGAGAATATGTTCAACGTAAAAAAGCAGTAGATCATTTCGGAATTGACTTTATGGAACGGATCAATAACTTAGATCTAAGTGGAGCACTAGCTAGTATCACTAATCGATTTGGAAATAGTCAACCTGTCTCAAATGTGATGAATAGATATTATAATACGACAAAAAATACAAGAAATAACAATAATACAATTAACCAAAATATTAGTATGACTGGAAATCCTAATTTTGCCAATTTGCGTGCAAATAGATTTTTGAGAGGAGTGTAAATTGATGTATGATTGCAGAACAATTTATCCTCAAAAAAGGTACTTACAATTCAGAGATGTTGTAATTGGTGCATATGATATGATTCAAGATGCAGATTTGAGTGGTGGATTCAAAACTACCACTCAAGCATTTAGTTTTGGTCATGGCAGTTATACTAATGCAAAACAAATACAACAGTATTCGACTGAACAAAAGTTAGCGTTAACACTAAAGATAAATTATTCTATGTTTTCTATGGATCAAAAACAGTTTTATAAAGAATTCTTATATAGTGAGCTTTCTAAGATTGGTAAGCTATGGGCAATTGAAAATCGTCGAATAATTTGGACATATGCTTTTGTAGAAAGTTTTTCAGAACCTTATAGCATTGAAAAAAACACTTTTTCTATCGATTTGAACTTTATATTATATGAAGGAATTTGGCACTATGCAGATGAAAAGAAAACATTTTTGAAACCTTACGATGCGTGTTCTTTTGCTGATTGTCTAGAATTTGAAGAAATAGACACTTGTCAGGACGATATCTACGGATGCTGTATTAGTTGTCAAAAAAATAATATAAAACATAAAGATTGTCAAAAATGTTCTTGTGAATGTGATTTTCTTACTAAGGAAGACAGTCTGTGTGTTAAACAAAAAGATATAGAAAAAGATTACTGGAAATATTGTAGTGGTGGTTATCAAATAATTTATAACTGTAATAAAGGTCGTCATCTATGGGGATATAATAAGATGCTCGGAACGAAAATTTGTAAGAAAGAGCTTTGCGATAACTATGTTGCTGGAAAGTTTTATAGTAATACCGTTTTGGAGACTGATGTATTCACAATGACTATTATTGGCAGAGTAGAAGATCCAGTTATTCATTTAAATGGTAACGCAATGCGTTTAAAAGGTATATATGATGGAGAGTTACTTATTGAATCAAATGGAGATGTTTTCTATCGTGAAGATGACTGCTGCGATTTTGATAAGTTACCGATTGAAAATCTCGAATTGATGAATTGTAACACTTTTGGATGGTCCATAAAGCATGGGTACAACAGCTTACTAGTAGAAACAAACGATTGCTGTGAGCCAGTTTGTGTATTTATCAAAGAGGATAAAATTACGTACTAGAAAGGATGATTTACATGTCTAAAAATTGCAAGTCTTGTAAGGACTTAAAGAATAGGGGCATAGATGTTGACTGTTGTTTTGAAATTGGCGACAAAGAATGTGCTAGCTTAGGTGATGATAAAGGATTTAATGGCAAGAAAAACGATTGTCAAGATATGCATGATTTAAATGATTGTTTACTAGGTAGAGCTGACAGTGCTCTCGATATTCATGATGATTGTGATTGGAAAGGATATTTAAAAAAATTAGTATCTACACTTTATAATCTACAGAAGATGACAATTTGTGCAATTTGTGGAATTTGGATTAAAATTCATGAATTATACAAATTAATTGAGAACTTGAAACAATTTACTCCATATTTTCGACGAATCAATCGTGTAGGTACTGGTATATGGGGAGAATCTTCGCATATTACAAATTTCAATAAAACTAAAATAATTATGAAGAATAAAGCAAGCAATGAATGGGAAGAACACGTTACCATTGAAGGACAAGCATCCTTAATAACTAGTGGTATAAAAGCTGGAGCAACTATAGAGCTTACTTTGGATGGTAGTCTGTTTGATTCAGGGGATAGCTATACACCTAATGTAACATTACCTGTTGTGTTTTCAAATGTACAGCGTGATTTAACAACATTCAATGCTGTATTAATTTATCAAGGAGACAGATGGTATGTAAAAAATACTTCTGGTACTGATATTCCTTTAGATTATGGATTTCGTTTCAGTTTAACTTACCAACAAGGGAATGTTAAACCTGGTGAGTAGAAAGAGGTGGTAACCAATGCCTAGTCATGATGCATCAATTCAGTGGTTTGAAGCTAGAAAGGGAAAAGTTGTTTACTCTATGAGTGCTCGTCTTGGCCCGAATAGTTACGACTGCTCAAGCGCAGTTTACTTATCATTGATCGCAGGCGGTTTTTTGCCAAGTGGTTCAATTGGTAATACAGAAACCTTGTTTGGGTCATTAGAAAGTATTGGTTGGAAGCAGACGCCGAATCCCAAACGTGGAGATATATTTATTTGGGGTGTTCGTGGAGCTAGTGATGGTGCAGGAGGACACACTGGTATGTTTATTGACGGTTCGTCAGTGATTCATTGTAATTATGGAGCTAATGGAATTTCCATAGATAATTATCAGTTTATTTTAAAAAATAATGGTGGAATGCCAAGTGTTATTTATACAGATCCAAAAAATGATGGCGGAAATAATCCCACCCCTCCACCAAAACGTGTTTTAAGTAAAGAGCAACAAGTTGCTGTAGATATTAGAAATGTGCTTTCAAAAGAAGGCTACACAATACAAGCTATTGCTGCTATATGTGGTAATGCTGATGTTGAATGTGGAATGCGCCCCGATATTTCTGAAATTGGCGGCGGTGGTGGATATGGAGTAGTTCAGTGGACAAGTCCGAATGCATGGGAAAGCGGAGCGAATTATGTTCAACGTTTACTTAGAGATGCGGGCATTGATGGTGATTATAAAATAGCGTCAACTCAAGCTAAATTAATTCACTATGGTATGTTTCATGGTCAATGGATTGGAGCTGTTAGTCCGACTGATGCAAAAGAGTTTATTAAGGGTACAAATGTCGATCAATTAGCAATAGCATTTCTGAAAAATTTTGAACGTGCAGGAGTTGAGAAAACACAAGCACGTATAACAGCTGCAAAAAAATGGTTCGACTTCTTACTGAATTATAAAGAAGGGGATTATGATGATCCAACTCCAGAAAATACTAAGGAAAAATTGCGAAATGTTGGTGAAATTGATCAATTAGGTATTAAAAATGGAAAAGTTTTTGTAAAAGGTTGGCATTTTTCGAGTGACTTACCAATGGAAAATATAGAAATCTATAATGCTGAAACAGCGAAATTAATTTACCAATTCAATAACATTCCTATAAAAATTCGTAATGATATAAAAGAAAAATATCCTAATGTTGAAGATGTCGAAAAGTCAGGATTTGAATTATCGTTTACGCTGAAAGCAAATGAAGCGATATTTATCAAAGGTATTCGAACTGACGGGCAAGAAAAAGAGGAGTTGTATTTTGACAACCTTTTAATGTTTGAACCAGTTGAAAATGCCCCAGTAGATAATTACGCTGAAGATAATAGAAAATTTTTCTTCGAAATCTTTGAAAAAGGAAAACTTGTTGCAAGAGGTAATAAGATTTTAAATACATTATCTTGGAGTAATGAGTTGATGTATGTGCCTACAACTTCACTCGTTTTGCCAATCACTTATCGTGAATATTTTAAAGGTCGAGAAGAAGTGAAAATATATATTAACAATAAAGTTTTTCATGGGATTACAAGTGATTATGATGTCGATAAGGAATTGGAAACAATAACTATACAACTTGATCATATAATCAGCGAATGGGAATTCCGACAAGTATCCACCAATTTAGCATGTAAGAATAGAACAATTAATGATATTTTTAGTACTCTTGACTTTCGATATTCAAATAAATGGCATTTAGATTATTTACAAAACTCTTCTCAAAAAAGAATAGACTATGTATATAGTAGACAAAACAAACTTGAAGCATTAACAAAAACATGTGAATTAACAGATGATATTTGGTGGAGAGTTGGTTTTAATTTTGGTAGAAAATTAGAATTTGGAACTTTTGGAGAAACTAAACCTGTTCAGATATCATCCGTTAGAAATGCACCATATCGTTTAATTAGCGAACCTAAAATTGACTATCAGTTTGATCAAGTAATAAATATGGCTACTGTATATGGAGAAAAATCAGATAGTGGCATGTCTAGTATGAGTTTGCGTGAAGTTTATTTAGAACCACACACACAGATAAAAGGATTTCCAGTTCGTGTTCTTCGAAAAGGTATTAATAACGAACGTGGTTATGATTATATCAATCTTGCAAAGATTGCTTCTAATAATAATGTTGAATATACAGTAATTGATGAACAAAGTGTAAGAGATGAAAGTAATATATCTATCGAAGCGAGTTATTCGTTTAATGATTTAGCACCATTTGCAGTAAATGATAAAAAAATTAGTGATGAAGATAGACATAAAGCAACTAGAACTGCATATGAAACAGCGGTTAAAAGATTAAAGCAAGCAAGAAGAAAATACTACATTGATATCACAACAACTGAATTACCATCTGACATTAATGTCGGAGATCAAGTTCGTTTGCTATATGATAACAATAAATTAATAACAGAAGGATGCTCTGAATATCAAAAAGAAATCATGAAGATGAGTGATTGGTACTATATTTTGAAAATTGATTACAATTTTGATGAGACAGGATTAGAAACAAATAGACTGACTTTGAGTAAAAATTTATCAATTGAGCGGAAGGCAGATGAACGATGATGAATTATGATGATGCATTGATTAAAGTAGCAGAAAGAACTCAAAATAATCGTAAACAAAATCGACAAGATACGATGCAACGTAGACATCAGGTTACTGAAATCTATGGCCAAGAATATACTGCTCAAGGAGATTCAAATACACCAGCCATTGTTTATTTGCCTGTAAGTAAGGACCTTGTATATCATGAAGTTATGGAGCTTCAAATTCGTATTTCTGGATTTGAGATGCCTGTTAAAGGTGGAGAAACTACAAATGCATCTTTAAAATTAACCAATACCAGATTAGAAATAGGTAGCACGAACATTCCACCGAATAATCATAGCCACTCATTAAGCCCAAATCCACATACACATGAATTAAATCCAAATCCTCATAGTCACAGTCTGAGTGCTGGCATTCAAACTTTTCCTTCAACAGCCACCGAATTCCGATTGGAAATCAGTGGAGTGGATATCACGGATGCAATAAAACTAGAGTATCCATCAAATTGGATAGATGGTAATGGTGTCTTTCCTAAAAGTGACGATGGATTATTGCATTATAATCTTTTAGGTATATTGCCACATTTACAGCCATGGCAACAAAACGTTATTTTGTCGAGTGGGTTAAAAGAAATAAAAATATATGGCAATGGAGTGTTCAAAGCAACTGTTGCAGAATTTTTCAAGTTTTCACATAGAAATTAGGGGGTAGCTACAATGGCAGAAAATAAACAAGCGAGTGAAGGGTTAGCAGAAGATTTAATTAGAAGCATGGTTCAAACAGCTTCTATAGAACTACATTTAAAAACATTGGTTGAAAAAAGGCAATCTGAAATGGATAACGGTTTAATAGATACTAATGATTTCAATCGGGTTAATGAGCAGATCGACGTATTAAAAAATTTGAAAGAAGAACTGTTTGAAGTTACTGAACAACGTCGACAAGATATGCGTACGCTGTTTGATTTATTTGAAGGTAAAGGTGATAAGGAACAATGGTGTATAGTTAAACACGCTGCAATGGCAATGTATACAGCTTTTGAAGCTTGGCAAGCAAGCGATAACGATCGTTTACTTTATCAAATATGTATTGAAAAAAATGCTTATTTCATCAAAAAAATCACTCAATTTACAGGAGTACCCATTACCGAATGTGCTTCTTGCTTTAGCGATATGATGAAAGGGGCTATTGATGATGAGGGTTAGAAGCTTTTGTTCTGATTGTGGCAATATAGGATTTGGTCCATGTGAATCAGATGTAAGTATTTGTTCATTTGAACGTGTAGATGAACTACCAGCTATAGAAGCTGCTGAAGAATGTGTTGCGTATATATTGCCAAACAATAGTGCACATGTTTTATCCTTTGATAAAAAAAGCTTTGTAGATTTTAAAGGACCAAAAGGAGACAAAGGGGATCCTGGACCACAAGGCGAAAAAGGCGATACAGGCCCACAAGGTCCGAAGGGAGATACACCTGACGTTAGTGATTTCATTAAGAGAAAAGAGGCTGAAAAAGGGTTATTTGTTGTGAAAAATACAGATGTCCTGACCCAAAACTGGAATGATTTCGTTGAACCTGGCATGTATAGCGTATGGAAACCATCTGGGGAGAATATGCCTCCCAATGCAATCTATGGAGATTTGGTTGTGTTTGCCACAAACGGAACAGTTACACAGCTATATAGTTATAATGGAAAGTGGCAAATGAGAACTAAACAAGGAAGCCCAGGATCTTGGACTACATGGAAAGAAATCGGGCAACAAGGACCACAAGGACCGCAAGGTGAAAAGGGAGATCCTGGACCAACTGGACCTCAGGGACCGAAAGGTGATACACCTGATATAAGCAATTTAGTAACTAAAACACAACATACAAATGATTTGAATAAAAAGATTGATAAAACAGCTTTCAACGCTGTAGGACAACATATTTCTTATAATGGAATCACTATCCATATTCAAAGATCAAATACAGTTGTTACATGTAATGTGGAAGGAATATTTAAAAAAGGGAAAGCCAACGGATGGCATGAGGTCTTGACAAAAGCAGAAACAAGTTATAGACCAGTTAATATGATTATTAAAGTACCTTTAACAATAAATATAGGTAATACTATTCAAATAAATAAATATGCCGCATTACAAATAGAAACATCTGGTCGAATCATGATTCGAGTTTATGGACTTCAAAATGATGATGTAGAGTTTGGGGGGAGTGCAACGTGGATAAGATAAAAATATGGATTACAATGGACGAAAATCAAATGCTTACGGACTATTCTCTTACTGCTAAGGAAAATTATATTGAAATTGAAGTAACCGAAGAGCCAAGAGATTATTTGAACTGGGGATTGCGTAATGGTGAATTAATTCATTATCCTGATGATTTAAATGATCTTACTAATCAAAGTGAAACAAGTTTTGAAGGAAATACGTTATTGGCTTTTGCGTATCTATCGCATAAATTTTCTAACATTTCTAATTTAACAGACGTTAATCTTGATTATCCTAAATACCCTGATATTTTAACAGTATATAATAACCAGGGAATGACAAATCTAGACTTAAAAAAAATGGTTGAATATCAGAGAATTAGTAAAGAAGAATATGAAGAAATAACAGGCACGCCTTTGGAAGAAGGTGAATGACTTGTCAGTAGGTGAAATTATAGCATCAGTCAGTTTTTTCGCAGGAATAATAACTTTTTTATTTAAAAATTACTATTCCTTCAAAAGTAATACTGAAGCGATTAAGAGTTTAAATAAAACCATTGAAAAAATGAACGATTTAATTGAACAGTTAACAGACGATCAACATGTTATAGATACCCGTATAACTAGTTTAGAGCAGCAAACTAAAAGTTTGTGGCGAGGACATGGCGATTTGTCAGATCGTATTAAATCTATAGAGAAGGAGTTGTAAACTATGGGGTTAAATGAAACTATGCTATTTCCGATTGTAGTGTTGGCTTGCCTAATCATTGGCTATGTAATAAAAAACACAACATTTTTAGCTAATAATTTGAATGGTTATATTCCTTTGATTTTAGCAGTTACTGGAGCAATTCTGGGATTTGTATATAATCATGAATTTACATTAGAAAGTGCAGTTTATGGTGCGTTAAGCGGATTAGCAAGTACAGGATTACATCAAACATTAAAAAATTTTATAGGAGATGATAAAAATGACATTGAACGGAATTGATATTTCTAGTTGGCAATCAAATATTAACGTAGGTAAAGAAGGTGTCCCTGCAGATTTTGTTATAGTTAAAGCTACAGGAGGAACAGGATATATAAATCCTGACTGTGATAGAGCATTCCAACAAGCCATTAGCAGTGGGAAAAAAGTAGCTGTATATCATTTTGCGAATGAGGTAGGACTTGAAGGGACAGCGGAACAAGAAGCTGAGTTCTTTTTAAAAAATATTAAAGGTTATATCGGTAAGGCCGTCTTGGTTTTAGACTGGGAAAGTACTAATAAAGGAGACGTTGCTTGGGCTAAACGTTGGTTAGATTATGTTCAAGGTAAAACAGGGGTAAAACCTATGTTTTATACTTATACCAATGTTTTACAATCATATAATTTTAGCTCTATTGCAAAAGCTGATTATGGTTTGTGGTTAGCTGATTACGGAGCAAATAATCCACAAGGATATTCCCAACCTACTCCGCCACCAGTCCCTTATTGGAATTTTATTTCAATGTATCAATATACGTCAAATGGTCAATTGCCTGGCTGGAATGGTCGATTAGATTTAAACGTATTCTTTGGTGATAGAAGCATGTGGGACAAATACGCTAATCCCAAAAGTAATCCAACACCCGCTCCTCCAGTTCCTCCTAAACCTAAGCGCCGTTACGGATATAGAGTAGACGATTTACAATTTGTAAACGGTATTTGGCAAGTAAGAAATGATGTATTGGGGCAGCCGGACTTTGATTGGACAGAAAACGGAATTAATGTTGCTTATATTGATAAGATCGATCCGGCAACAGGAGAGAATATGCCAGATCAAGAATTAAAAGTCGGAGACTATTTTGCTTTTCAACCATCTTCTGTAGGGATCATTACCGAACAATACTCTTTAAATGGGAAAACAATCTCGCATGTTCAATTCCCAGATGAATTTATTTGGTTGTACACAGAAAGTGTTGGGAAATTAATCTATGGGTAAATGTTTCATCTGGTTACCCTAGAACTATCTGTTTAAATTAGTATGACTTATCAAACTTTAGCTACATTATGTACTAGTAAATCCCTACCTCTCGCAATGAAATGAGAAGTAGGGATTTTTTATAAAAATAGTTGAAATATAAAAAAAGATGATTTAAAATATAGTTACCTTTTTAATACACTCATATATGATCTTCTTTCGAGAAGAGTGCTCCTATCTTATCCCAAGTCCAAGATAGGAGTATTTTAATATAATTGTATATTTGAATTTAAATAAAATACAATTATTTTGTAAAATGAAAACTTGTATTTTAATAAAGAAGGCGGTAAATGTCTTTACCAATTAATTTTTATTTTTCATTTTTAGTACATCTTGCCGCCTTTCCCCAATGAGGCGGCATCTTTTTACATAAAAATTAATGAACTCAAAAAACAGATATTGTAATATTGATACATATTAAAATTCTTATTTTTCATGCAGACTACCTTTTCCCGATAAGGTGGTCGTTTTTTTTGTTGAAATTTGAAAATTAGTAAAGTAAAATTATTATATATTAAGCTATAACCAGTAAGAACTATTTTATCCTCAATAAGGTGGTTCTTACTTGGACCATTAGCTCAGCTGGTTAGAGCAAACGGCTCATAACGGTTAGGTCACAGGTTCGAGTCCTGTATGGTCCATAACGAAAAATAAGATAAAAAATCTTGACAAGTCGTCTTCTATATATTAGGCTATTAGTGAAGAGAGATGTATTGGGCCAGCCAGTACACCGGAAAGTGTCTGGGATTTATTCCAGACACTTTTTTATTTTCTTTAGGAGGGAATAGATGGGGATTGAATTTAAAACCTTAGACGAACAAATAAATATATTAAAGAGTAGAGGCCTATGCTTTATAGACGAAGAGAAAAGTAAAAAATTATTAATGAGATCTAATTACTATGACGTTGTAAACGGTTATTCTAAGCTGATACAAAGCAACACGAATAAATATATAGAAAATGTAACATTTAATGAATTATATGCAATATATATGTATGATAAAAATATAAAAAGTATTTTCTTCAGAAAAATTGAGAAAGCTGAAGCTTTTTTACGCTCATGTATCGCTTACACTTTTGCAAAAAATCATACCGACCCGTATCCCTACTTAAATTCAAATAATTTTGGAGACAAATACTTAGAAATAGGTCCCTTGCTAGCAAAAATATCTAAAATTATAACAAACAACAAGAAGTATAAAAATAATGCGATTAAACATTATTCTGATAAATATAATGAAGTTCCAATTTGGGTACTAGTTAATTTTTTAGATTTTGGTACGTTGCGTACTTTTTATTCTTTAATGTTAGACAAAGATAAAATTGAAATTGCAGATCACGTAAACCAACATTTTAAATATGAATATGGTCTTAGTCCAAATATTGTACCTTCACAAATTGATAGTTTTCTAATTAATATTAATGATGTTCGTAATATTGTTGCTCATGACAATCGATTGCTACAGTCTCGTTTAAGAAAACATGCTACAAAAAATACTGTTTTACTTTCGGATTATGAAAAGACTAGTACAGATAGCGTTTTTTATGTGTATTTAACGTTACGTTTATTTTTAACAAGAGAGCAGTTTAAAAACTTTACAAATGCTTTGAAAAATCGGACAAGAGATTTGAATAAGAAGTTTAAACAATCGAGTAGTGATAGTAATATTAACGATATTCTTTTATCTATAGGTTTCCCGATGGAATGGTTCGAATCCTCTTTTGACGATAGTTATCCAAAAGTTAAATAATATATAGTAAGATATAGATTCCCAACATAAAACAATTCATTAGTAATGTGCTTCGTAAAGAAAGCCTCGCTCCTAGATAAGAGTGAGGCTTATTTTTTATGCACTAATCAAAGTTTTCCTTACAAGCATTTTTTCAATTACAAGTTGATTTCGTTTATTTAAATGACCATAGACAGCTAGTTCAGATTTTTCGGGTAGCATTAGTAACATATTTGATAATTCGTATTTGGAGACGATACAGTTTATAGTTTCGTCCTGTGTTACTAATGAGAATCGAACTAAAATTTTTGGATACATACTTAACATTTTAATCTTTTCAACTACTCCTACATAATTAGTTTTCATGATATCGTCCTCCCTAATACAATTATATCGAACTTTCGTTCGTGTTGTCTATCAAGAAATATAAAATAATACAAAAATTGGGTACTTTTTGGGTATGTCGGTAATGAAAAAAGCTAAAACCTTTAATAAATAAAGGTTTTAGCTTTTTAATAAAGAGCCACCTGCCGGGCTTGAACCGGCGACCCCCACCTTACCATGGTGGTGCTCTACCAACTGAGCTAAGGCGGCGTTTTTAAAGGCTACACTAACTCGAGGATTGCAACGAAGTGAAACCCATAGAGTTCACTTTCAAAGGCTACACTGCGACGAGTAATCGCCAAAGTTCCTTTTGAAAAATCGTACAAATCTCGTGCACAAGAAATAGAATAACGTATAGACGAAAGTTTGTCAATTGCTCTTTCGTAAAAAAAGAAAAATGATTTTTTTCTAAGAAAAACTGTTGACAATCTCTTTTTTCTCTAGTAAAGTGTAAATCAACATCACAGATAACTATTCATTCGTTGAAGAGAAGAGTAAATTTTGATGACCTTCAAAAGAGAGTCCTGATTGGTGAAAAGGGACAAGGTTCAGAAAAGTTGAAGATGGCCTCTGAGAATAAATTGCTGATAAGTAAGCAATTTCGGCTAAGCACCCGTTACCATGTGCACCAAGTTAATAAAGACTTGGATAAGAGATGAGATATAAAGAATCAGTTATATTTCGAAAAAAGGTGGTACCGCGAATCATTCGCCCTTTACTAGCAAAACGCTAGTGAAGGGCTTTTTGCTGTGAATCACTACGACTGGCGCGAAGCGACAGAGTAGATGCTGTCTGCGATTACTCGACGCAGGATGGCCTTTGTAAGTGATGAACAGTACAAGCTGTTCGAAGAGAACATTAACTCTAGTCTGTTTAATTTTGAAAACAGATGAAAATCAGTTTAGAATGAATAGAAATAAAAAAGCAGTGATATAGTAAGTACAAGACTTGATTTGTCTAACAGAGAGCCTAGGTAGCTGAGAATAGGTGACAAAGACGTTTTGGAAAATGGCTATTGAGCAAGCGCTCCGAGTGTTAAACACAAGGCGGCGACGGGGGCTCCCGTTATCGAGCTAGGGTATCGAACATATTGTTCCGTACTTGAAAAGGGAATTTGTGTGAGCAAATTCTGAACATGAGGTGGTAACACGCAAAAAAGCGTCCTCAACGATACAACTCGAGTTGTGTCGTTGAGGATGCTTTTTTCTTTTTTATGAAAAAATGCAGGTTGGTAAGAATGAAGGGGGATAAAGA